GACCAAGGACTTCCATGCCGCTACCAACTAAGGCCAGTGCTGCACTTGTCATAATTAGACCCCCTTGAAAATCTGTTCAGCCAGCCGAATCAGCTTTGGCCGCAGTTTCGTGTATGCCGTCTGGAATGGTTTATATGGCCGCTGTCCTTTGGTATAGTAGGCATCCAGCCCATCTTCCCGCATCATGGCCACCAGCTTCTTGGCTTCATCCAGTGTGTAGGCCTTGCCGCCCTTGTAGGCATAAGTTGAACCAGCACCAGCTTCACCATCAGCTTCTTTCACATAAATCCAGTAACCTTTGCGGCCACCTTTTGGGCTGATGGAATATTCACCAGTACCGAATTCCGTCCACAGGCTTCTTTCCTGCGGGTTTCCGATGGTTGCCACCAGTCTGCCCTCATCCACTTCATACCGCCATGCATTCTTCTGGTCTGTGAACCAGCGGCCATGGCTTGGCACATTTCGCTTTGTCTGGGCTTCCAGTTCACCAGCTGCTTCATACAGGAACTGAAGGGCTTTTTCTTCAATCCAGTCCTCCACTTCAATGCTGAAGTCATGAAATTCAATAGCCATATTACTGACCCCCTGTGTACTTCAGGTAGATTTCCCACTGAAGATTCATTTCCATTGGATTGTCAAGCAGCATGATGTCATACACCTTGCCATCAATGACTGCCCTGCTGTTCTCTGCCGTGATTTTGCTGGACAGCTGCACATAATCTGCAAGGAAAATGTGTGTGCTTTCCTGCATCTTGGCATTATAGGTGGTGTATTTTGAATCACCACCCTGCAGGTCAAGCCATCCGAACAGGGTCTGCACAGTTTCCCATGACTTCACCTGTTCGCCAATAGCATTCTTTGTGGTTGTACTGATCTGGATTTCAGCCCGTGTGTTCCCGTGAATCATACCAGCACCCCCTTAAAACCTTGCCCGTTTGTAAAGTTTCAGGCAGGCCACCAGCTTCTTTGGAACACCAAAGTCAGCTGACAGGTCTGCTTCACTGGCATCCGCTGCAAAAGTGACACTGTGCCTTGATAGGGTTTCAGACTGAATATCCTTCTGGCTTTTGTCACCTGCTGCAGCCGCTTCATTCCGCAGCTGCCACTTCAGGATGTTCACTGCTGCCAGCTTCACATCCGCTGGGTATTCCACAACACCATTCTTTGTGAAGGTGTTGTTGGTGTAGTTCCTGATAGTCAGTTCAAGTGCTGACAGTTTTGCCGCCAGCACCTGATCTGTTTCTTCAGTTGTAATATACTGTCTTAATTCCTCAACAGTCATCAACATGGGGAACACCCCCCTATTACTTCTTGAACTTGGCCAGTACAACCTTGGCTTCGTTGGTCAGTGCCACACCATAATACTTGGCAGTGGTAATTTCGTGGGTCTGGGTTCTTGGCTTCCATTCAGCATCAGTCTGGGTGTCCTTCTTCAGGAAGATGGTTACTGCAGGCAGTTCATCTTCAGTGAATTCTGTTTCAGAAGCTGCTGCTTCCAGCTTGATGATTGGATTGGTATAGATGCCACCGTCTTCCTTGATCTTCTTGGACTTCAGGATGTGTACACCAGCAATCTTGCCGATTTCGCCAGTCATAACAACTTTGTTGTCATACTTGTCAGCAGAAATGAAGTTCTGATCCTTTCTCAGGGTGGTTTCCTGTTCAGGTGCAATGAACATCACCTTGTCAGTCTGTTCTTCTTCATCGAACACACCAACAGCATCCACGATGCCTTCATAGTTAATCTTGGTAGTGCCATCACCGCTTGTGATGGAAGAAGTCAGAACTGCATCCAGTACATCCTGATCTACCTTACCAGCGATAGCCATTGCCAGCTGCTTTTCAGCCTGTCCAATAGGATTGCCCAGACCAGAATTTACAGCTTCCTGTGTAATACCAACAGCCTTCATTGCCTTCTTGATGGTGAAGGTCTTTGTGCCTGCAGACATTGCAGTCAGGTCAACTTCTGCACCTTCTGCCACATCTTCCGCATCACCAATGTAGTTCCAAGATGGAACAGTCTTGGTGTCACCAGCCACACCCTGCAGGGTAGTGTCTACCTTTGCATAAGGTGTGATTCTTAATAAAGCATCAATCTTTGCTTCAATCATGTCACCCATGACCTGTGGATTGATTAAGTTTGCCATCATAGTAGTTGCCATAGTTTTTCACCGTTTCCTTTCTGTTTAGCCATTCATTGCCGCCTTGTATGCTTCAGGATTGCTGTTGTACAGTTCCATTCTTTCCGCATACGGTTTCTTCAGAATGTCTGCCTTTGTCAGTGCAGGCTTGTCATCTGGGTTCGGCAGCTTGTTTGGTTCAATAATTTTCTTCTGGCCAGATTCAAACATGGCAGGGAACTGTGTCTTCAGTCCTGCCAGCTGTGCATCCCAGCCCTTGATGTTTTCATTTTCGTCAAGTTCTAAGGTTTCGCCCTTTTCCTTCAGCTTTTCATTCAGCTTGAATGTCAGGTAATCAACATCCACCGCCTTTTCAGACAGCAGTGCAACCTTGATGGCTGCCTTCAGCTTGGTTTCCTGCAGTTCTGCCTGCAGCTGCTGAACCTGTCCTTCATAGGTGGTGATTTTGCCCTGAAGTTCTTCATTGCCTTTTGTGCCTTTCTTCAGTTCTGCAATCAGGTTGTTGGCTGTTTCCAGTTCTGTCTTCTGGCCGTCAAATAATGCCTGCAGTGCATCATGCTTGCCCTTGCCCACATATTCACCAGTGGACAGGTTGGCCAGCTTCACCTGCTTATCCTTGTTAGCTTCATCCCCGTTGTAGGCATTCAGCTTTTCCATGAACTGATTGAAAAGTTCTTCACCTAAGATTTCCTTTAAAAATTCCATGTTGTTCCTTTCTGCCGCTGTTTTTAATCGTGGTGTCATCCACTGGCAAGCCCAGTTTTAATGACGTGTGGCAGGTCAAATTGGAAGGTATAAATGCCACCTTCAGGGCAATAAAAAAACCATTTTCTTGAAGTCAGGAAAATGGTTGTATTGATTCTTTGAAAACGTTGGAATTTCAACGTTTATAAGCATTTTATTTTGAGGCTCTATTTTCCGTTTTAAGCGATTTTTTTTGACTGGTCAAGGGTTTATACCTTCTGGCAATAAACCTTTTGACCCTTCTGACGGACAAAACCAGTCTTGCCGCCATGCATGGTCTTCAGCCAGCCATTCTTGTCCACTGTTCCCTTCAGAATAGTGCCTTTTTTAATATTTCCCAGCAGTACCCCGTCAAGGTCTGCTGTCTTTCTGAAGTTCATGTCCTGCAGCACCTTGTACTTTTCTTCCTTGGCAGGCAGGTCAAGCCATTCAGCTGCAGCTTCTGCAAGGGCAATGCCCATCTTCTTCAGTTCGTGGTTTTCATCCCAGTCCTTGATGTCCTTCTTGGTGTCCACAAAGGCAATTTCATTCAGGATGGCAGGCATCTTGGTCAGCCGCAGCACATTCAGATCAGGTCTGTATTTCACACCCCTGCTGTTCTGGCCAGCTGCCTTCACATGCTTTTCAAAGCACTGGCCAAGCTTCTGGTTGGCTGCACCGTATACCAATGCTTCATACCCGTCACCACCGCCTGCATTGAAATGGACGGAAACAAACAGGTCTGCCATCCACTTATTTGCCCTTTTGGCAATATTGTGGGTGCTGTCATCTGTGATGTCCATGTAAACCATGCAGGAATAATTTTCTTCCAGATGGGTTTTGAAAGCCTTTATAACCCTGATGTTCACATCACGTTCAACCACATGACCGACAGCACCTGGGTCACTGCCCCCGTGACCTGCTTCACCATAGATTCTTTTCATCATTTCTTATCCGCTCCATTCTGGTTTGTAATCGTTCCAGCAATTTCGTCACTATTCACAATCATTGTGTTCATAATATTTAAGGCGGCATCAACCATTTTGCTGAACATACCAAACGGCATGACTTTTGAAATGATGGGAAAACGCACCACCGCTAAGTCATAGACATACCGCAGCTTCAGCTGGCCTGTGCCGCTGCCCAGCACCTTTTCAGCTTCAGCAACAGCCCATACAAGCCATTCCTTAAAGCCCATCAGCCACATTAAAAGGACAACTAAAAAGACGGCCACAATGCCGCCTAAGATAATATTGATATCCATTTCAATTCACCTTTCAATTCATCTTTCAAAACTTAATTCATTTTGTTGAATTAAATTTGAGTTATTAGGAAATTAACTTAAATTTGAAAGTATACTTTGCATTTTTTTAACTAATTTTGCAAAGTACATTTTAGTTTCTGCCATTTGCCAGCACTGATTCAATGATCTGGTTTGGGTCTGCCTTTTCCTTCATGGCATCAGACAGCCCATCCAGCAGCTGCAATGGCATCTTTATCAGGTTTTCATGCTTGGCCTTCCAGTAGTAGAAGCCACTGGACACCGCAATCTGTGCAATCCATGCCACGGCCACAGCCACAACACTGTCAGCTGCAATTTCCAGAACAGACAGTGTGATAATTACCGCCAGCAGCAGAACCAGCACAATGTAGTCAGTAATCAGCAGTTTCTTACTGAAGCACAGTTTCTTCCCCCTCAATAGAATCACCTCTTTCTGGGTATAAAAAAAACACCCTGCATCTGCAAAGTGCTTTTTTTCAGCATTATTTTATACCTAAAAACTTGCCTACCTTGTTTCTTCTTCCAGTCTTTGTTGTTGGTATGCCAGTAGCTTTTGCTATTTTCCTTTTGGCATCCGTAATTCCTAAGGCTCTTTTCCAACTAAAAGTCAGTCCCTTGAATAGTTTCATGGCATGCTCCCTTCTCTAAAAGTGCGTTCTGATTAAATTGGTTATATTGTACCACTTTTCCCAGATTTATCAAGCACCTTTTGGGGCATGAAAAAGCACCCTGCAATTTCTGCAAAGTGCTGTTTTATTTATTCTTTTCTGCAAGCCGCTTTCTTGCATGTTCTGCAAAAGCACGCAAGTCTTCTTCTGATGGTGCAACACAATATACCCCGTCTTCAGCAAGGTCATCCATTTCAAACAAATCTTCCATTTTTAATTTTTCATTCTTGTTTGGCATATATCCTCACTCCTTTTCAAAAGTATAAGTGTCTAATATCTTGTGTGCATCTTCCTCATTTATGCAGAAACGCAGTCCACCGATAGGCTGTGCATAGACTTTTTCCATGTAATGTTCCAAAAGCTTCTTGTTTGCTGCCGTTCCATAAAAGAAACCATCAAACCCAGCTTCTACCGATGCACTCAACATAACAGCAAATAAGTGGCCACCAACACCGTTGTACTTTTTATCAGTTCCACGGTTGTGTGGTGCTGCTACAATCCAGTGGCCACGCACTGCATAATTGGCAGGGTCTACATTATAAGCAACCAAGCCCTGCACATCATCCAAGCCCTTGATTTTCAATGCACATACCGTGCATTCTTCAGGCACTTCATCCCAATTGATGAACCAGCCATTGTTTTCATTATACTGATTCAGGATGTTTCTGTCAGTGATTTCACCAACTACTGTGTCCAGAACTTCACCAGTTTTGCTGTCCACCAGACATGGTGTAAAATCATCAATTTCTACATTGATTATACCACTTTCTTCCTGATTTTTCAATGCTTTTCCTGTAGTCTTTGCCGCCTTTGCAGCACCAACCACAGCAGCACCTGTCGCTACAACTTCAGCCGCCTTCAGGTATTTCTTCTTGAAGTCTTCAAAGTCCTTGGTTTTGTCAAGTCCAAAGTATTCTGCCCGTTTCTTCAGGATTTTCAGTTCTTCTTCATCCAAAGCCCACTTTGCACGCTGCAGCAATGCACAGCGGCAGTTGATGTCTTCTTCTGGCCGCCCAAAGCCTGAAGGGTATTTTGCCTTGTGGCCATTCACTTCAAAGTAGTCATCAATTTCCCTGATCTGGCCATCCAGTTTCCTGTGGCTTTTTCTGGTTCTGCCATCCAGTGTAGAATCCCACTGCTTCACGATGTCAGCACCTGCAGCCTTAGCCTTCTTCTGCTGCTCAAAGGCTGCTTCAGTCTGAATCCTGTGGCCTTCAGTCCTGACAATTCGCATGGTTCTGTTGAAAGACTGGTTGGTTCTGTTGCTGATGTTTCTGGCAATATGTTCATAGCTGTCAGCTGTTGCGATGCCCCTGCTGATTTCAGCCCTGATATTGTCTTTCATCTGCTCCATGTATGAACCATACAGCTTGTTGGACAGCTTCGGGTCAAGTTCCACTGACTTCAGCATGGCCTTCCTGTCAATAGGAATCACCAGCGGCACACCTTGGCCGTGCAGGTCATAAGCATTGCCCACAGCCCCTGTTGTGTAGCTGTCCTTCAGGTATTCTTCAATGCTGTCATACTGGCCAGCGTTCAGCTTCTTGACAGTTTCGTCAATCTGTGCTTTCAGCTGCTGCTGGAACTTTTTCTGATAAATCTGGGATTGCAGGATTGACCGTTTTTCATCGTCAATTTCATCCCATTCAGTCAGCATGATGTCAATTTTATTGTCATGGATGTGGATTTTGCCCTGCACATCCTTGGCAGCTTCTTCATACTGCTTCTTCAGTGCCTGCAGAACCTTCTTTTCGTCCCGCAGCTTGGCGAATTCAGCTTCCTTCTGTCGCTTATTCATTTTCCCATTCCTTCAATCCATCCTTCAGGATAAAATTCATGATTCAGAATAATGGCAGGCGGCTCTTTAGGCTCAATATGTATGGTGATGTCAATAATGCGGCTATACTTGAACTGTTCAGCTATCTTTTTCGCATTCGCTTTTATGTCTTCAGCACACAGTTCAATGTCTTTCACTCTATCAAATTTCACCATTTACAGCACCGCCTTCCACTATTGAACCGTCCAGATCACCTTCCGCACCTTCAATGCTGTTTGCAGCTTCTTCAGGGTCTGGCAGCTGGCTCTTGATTTCCTCATAGTCCAGTTCCAGTACATCACAGATATTCTGCATCAGGATGTCATTGCCCAGCTGTGTTGCCAGTGACATCAGGGTGTTGATTCTGGTCTGCTGTTCCTGTGCTTTGGTCAGGTCAATCTGTGCATTTTCCTGTGCATTGGACATGATTTCATGGTCAAAGGTGAAATACACCTGATTCATCTGGTAATCAGTTCCCTGCTGGTCATTGATTTCTGCCAGCACAATCTTCAGCAGCTTCCGCATGAACTGCTTCAGTTTGATTTCAAACTTTGTGGCTTTCAGGTCAAGCAGGGAATATGCTGCCTTAATGGCAATGTTGGTTGTGGCTGCAGTGTCCTTCAGTCCTGCAGTGTTCAAGCCCATACCGAACCTGTAGATGTTCTTTTCATCAAGGTCAAGCTTTTCTTTTCTGGCCTGATATGGTACATCAACAGTCTTGACATCCACACCACCGTCATCATCCACACCAACCAGCTTCTTGGTCTTCAGGTTGGTCTGAAGTTCATCCAGATTGTCACCATTGAAGCCCTTCACCACATGCAGTGGTGTGTCAAAGTCAATCAGGTTGTTGGACAGGCTGGATGCCATCAGGTCATAATCATCTATCAGTTCCTTGACTGTCATCAGGCCGCTGACCTGTTTCTTGTTGTTGTCAAGTCTGAAGAACGGAATGAAGCCAAAGCCTTCAAAATACTGTTCAGGCTTGCCTTCTTCTGAATAAATGACATGCGGCTTTGGATTGATTTTTTCAGAATCATCCAACAGCAGCTTGCCATCATCCTTCTGCACATAGAACCATGTCTGCTTGTCATCCCATACCTGAATTCTGTTGATTTTCTTTCTGCCCTTTTCAATGCGGTCAACATACTTGAAAATAACATATTCACAGTGGTCATCCGTGTCCTTCGCCCTGACTTCCACCACTCCGATGGAATCAGCACACTGGAATGCCAGTCTGTCATCTGCATTCTTGTAGGCATACATGTATTCAAAGCCCTTGGCCATGCTGCCAGTGATGACTTCAGACAGTTCTGCTGTAAAGTCTTCATTGTCATTGAAATATGCATCCAGTTCTGTCTGCAGTTCAGGAATGTCAGACTTGACAAAGCCTTCATTGCCTGAAAGGATGTACTGCACCGCCTGATCTACCAGTTCAGTGAAGAACGGGTGTGGAATGCGGACATTCGACCTGTATTTATCTTCTACCAGATTGCCTTCTGCATCAAAGTAGAACATTCTGTATTTCAGGATGTCATGCTGCCCTTCATAGTAGTCAAGGCCTACTTTGGCAGCAGTTTTCTTTTCTGATGTTGCATCATCCTGAATAAACTGCAAGATTTCTTCAATCTTCAGCAATCGTGTCACCTTCTTTCTGTTTTGCATCATGCTGCGGGCTTCAAAATGGCACATCACAGCGTGTTTTGTTCGGAACATGGGTTCTTTTATGTTCGCAAAATAAAAAGCCTTAAACAGGCTGTTTTTCGTCTTCTTTCATTTCCCGCAGCCGCTTACACTGCCGCTTCCTGCACTTATGTACTTTCATTAGGGCTGGTGTCAGATAGCCATGGTGGTATGTGCAATAGGCTTCTGCCCTGTGTGACCAGTTGCCATCAATCAGCCTGTATTCTATTCTGTCCTTTTTACTCATACCAGCCACTTCTTGACCTTTCGCCAGCCTTCCACACCGTACCGCAGGGCAGCCATGGCATCATCTTGGAAGGAAACAGGTTCATCCAAATATTCACCTGTCTTTTCATCCTTCTTCCATTTCCACTGCTGCAGTTCCTTGATGGTGTTGGTGCAGTGTGGATGCACAAAGATTTTCCGCTGCTTCAGCCAGTCAATCTGGGCTTTTACAGAACCAGCAGAACCGCCCTTGTCTACACCCTTTGCCCTGTAGCCTGCCTTTGTCCACATCTTGATTCTGTCAGGCTCTGCAGAATCACACCACATGTCCTTCCTTTTGGGAATGGAATGTGCTGCAGCTTCTTCAATGATTTCAGATGTATCCTTTTCAAACAGGTATATTTCATCAAGAATGTATATGTTGTCATCCTTGCTGCCCAGCAGCAGGATTGCATTGGCATGGTTGAAACCAAAGTCCTGACCAATGGCTATGTCATCATAGTCATTGATATCCTGTGACATATCAGCAACTTCCCAGTTGTGAAGAATCAGGCCGCCAATTTCACCCCATTCACCCAGCCCATAAATCTGATAGCCTTCAGGGTCAACCAGCCTTCTTCTTTCCATTCGCTGCTTGTATGCTTCATCAATGAATGCATTGTCAAGGTAGGTGCTGTGGTGGGTCAGAACATTAGGGTCTGGAATATCAAAGAATACCTTCTTTATCCAGTGGTTCTTATTGACTGGATTGAAGGTCATTCTGATCTGATAGAACTGGCCAGCTGGTAATTCACCACGCAGACGGTCATCTATGATTTCCACATCTGCCTGTGTCAGTTCTGTGGCTTCTTCAATCCACACATCTGTCAGCTTCCCTTTCTGGAATGTGATGGACTTCAGCTTTTCACGCTGCTTTTCATCATTCACACCCCTGAAGATGATCTGATTGCCGTTATGCTTGCAGGTAAGCTGCAGTGGGCTTTGCTTGACAGTCCAGTATTTTTCTGCTTCACCGCCAAACATCCTGTATATTGCACCAGTCAGTTCCGCATAGGTGCTATCACGGTTTGTAATATCTGATTTTCTGATGCAGACCAGATTCCTGCCCTTGTCCTTCATCAGCCGCAGGATGTAATTCATGGCCGTGTCAACAGACTTGCCTGAACCAGCAGAACCTTTCATGACAATGTACCGCTTTGTGCTTTCATCCACTTCAGCAAAGCAGCTGTTCATTTCAATGTTCAGTTCCATGGCATCACTTCCTTGTCACTGTGATGTTCAAGTCCATGTCAACCTGCTGTTCTACCTTATCCACAGGGTTAAATCCTGCCCTGTCCATGATGTCCTTGGCCGCCAGATGGGCAACCATGTCATTCTTTGAATTCAGCAATGAAAGCTGCTTTCTGAATGCCTTTGGTGCGGCATACTGAAGGCCACACCGCATCAGCCGTTCATATTCTTCCTGAAATTCCTTGCAGTTCTTTTTCCATTCACAGATTGTTTTCTGCGTGATGTTAATTGCCTTTGCAATTTCCTTGTCAGTCATAATGCCCTGAACCATCAGTTCCAAGCACTTCTGCTGTTTTGGCTTCAACATATTATGCAACCCCCTTTCTTTCACATTTGTTTACTTGCATTTTGCCGCCATCATGTAGTATGAAGGCTCACCCTTGTGCTGTTTAGTATGGCATTTGTGGCACAGACATTCACCGTTCTTGATGTCTGCCCTGCCTTTAGGATAACAAGCCCAGCCAAGTGTGTGATGTGCTTCCAAGTGTTCTGTTGAACCGCACAGTTCACACTTTCCATGTTTCAGAACTTCCTTTTTCCAGTTTCTAACCCTTGAATCATTTCTGTCAAAAGGATATATGCCGTCAGTGTCGTTCATCAAGAAGTCAATAAAGTCATCACGCAGTAAAAACTTGAACAACACCAGTGCTGCCTTCTTTGCCATATAATCATAATCGCCCAAAAGTACAGCGTAGGCATCTATTATCATTTGACTTGTTTCTTCTTCTGAAAAGCAGTAGTTCCATGTTTTGAAACACCTTGTGTCCTTCCAGTCTATATTCTGCATGTCTGTCTGCCCTTCCACATATAAAAAAGGACACCCATCTGGATGCCCTTGGACTTTCTGGCCAGCTTGCCCTTGTGCTGGCCTATATAATTTTAGGAGAATAAAGTAAATGAAAATGACCATTCATTCATTCGCATTCGCTCATTGTAATGATAACACTGAATTGTGTGCTAATGTTATACAACATTTTGCAATTTACTACAGTTTACGCTAACTTTTTACAATTGTTTGCATTTTAGTACATGAAAAAAGGACACCCCGCAGGATGCCCTTACTTCTTCTTGCTGACCGTCCAGCCAATATGTTCTGCACATTCTTTCAGTACAGTGACCTGTTCTTCTGGTGTTAGTTCTTTGAACATGGTCACTGCCTGCAGTCTTTTCTTATGTTCGGCAATAAGTTCCTGCCGATGTTCGCTCTGTATTTCTCCAACTGTTGTCAGGAAGTTTTTAAGTGCAGGCGAAATGCCATCGTTCTGTCCGTTTTCAAGTTCGATGAATTTTTTATCTGTCAGGATGTCTTTTGGATGGCAGTTCAAGGCTTCTGCTATCTTCACCACGTTTGACATTGTTGCATTGTTGATGTCCCTTGCATCCCGTTCATACTTTTGAATAGTTGACAGGCTGATTCCTGTCTGATCTGCCAGCTGCTGCTGTGTCAGGCCTGCTGCCTGTCTTGCTGCCTGTAATTTGTTCATAGTATTGCCTTTCTATCACTTCAGTGCTATATTTTGTAATATAATAGCACTTTAGTCCTGCTTTGTCAATATAATTCCCATATTTCTGACAAAAGAAAAAGCCCGTTTTCACAGGCTCTTATCTTGTTTAATTCTTGTATAAGCTATCCAAGGCTTTTTCTGCCATTGCACCAACCTGAATGAATTCCCCAGTGCCGTATACTGAACAGCCTTTTATTCTGTGAAGTACATCTTCAACACCACAGTCCTGCCTGATTCTTGTCCACATTTCTGCCAGCAACATTTTGATCTGTACCAGTTCATCTTCAGCTTCTTCTACTTCTTCCAGTAGCACTGCATAAGTTTCATGTGGACTGTGAAACAGTGGGTGCTGCTTGTTGGCTTCTGCCAGTTCTTCTTCTATTAGATTATGTATGATTTTATTGTCAGTCATTTCAATTCCCCTTATTCTTTCAAGCATTGCTTTTGCCACTTCGTATGGCAGCACTAATTCTGGTGTTTCTTCATACCCTTTTTCCAGCATGTACAAGGTCATCTACTCCACCCCCTTGTATGGCTCTGCTGGCATCCATGCAATCAAGTTCCACGGGTCTTTCATTATTTGTGGTGAGTAAACAGCATCTGTCACCGCTCGCCTACCGTTATGTTCAAATGTGCCTATGATATGCTGTTTCAACATTGGCAACCTCTCACTGCACGGAATCCACTGGTCTGCTGGTGGCTGGGAAATGATAATATCTGCTATTTGCATTATCTGAATGTTTGTTAACCCAGCAACATTATTGTCTATATCTTCAATCAGCTTCTGCTTAATCTGGTCGTTCATTCTTCTGTCCTTTCCTGTGGGATTTGCCATGTTGCAGGGAATTCGTCTACATATTCATCGCACCAATCATGCAATGGGCATTTCCCTTCGCCGATATACCAACAGTTTCCCGCTTCTCCCTGTTCTTTGCAAAACTCCTTTATCGTCTTAATGGCTTCTATAGCCTCCTGTGCTGTAGTAGTCATTCTTCCTCACCGTCCCATCTTCCGCATTTATTGCAGAGTACACATATCATTCCGTATGAATCACTTAGGTTTTGGCACTCTTCTATCGGTGCGTATGAAATATGTCCTGTCATTCTTCCTCACACTCCTGCTACCGCATTTTGCTGATATGCCAACTCTTCTTCGTTTAAGCATTTATGACGCACCATGTACCGTTGCATTTCAGATTCTTTGTATTCGACTATTCGATTTACCATTCTTACATAAACTTCGTGGGTTCCGTTTTGCCACGACTTCACCACAACCCCTATGAGGTTGCCGTCCACTACTACAATATCTCCAAAACAGTATTTCATTCTTCCTCACCTCTCATGTCAGCACCGCAGTGGCAATATGGTTCTTTTTCATTCTCAAATCTTCCACACTCAGAGCATTGATATACAGTGAAATGTGGTAGACCATCAATTTCATAACGCTTCCACCGCCCCTTCGGTCTTTCGGGCTGGGAAAGTGCTTCGATTGCCATGTCGAGGGCTTCCAATAGTTCCCCATCTGGTGTTCCGTCACCAGCCCATACTGTATCCGTTTCGTATAAGGCTCTATCTGCCTTTAGTACCTTAATCGCTTCTTCTCTGGTCATTCGCTATCCCTCCAATCTATCGCCTGTCCGCAAGCAGGGCAGTGGTCGTATTCGTCATAGTCCACTTCATAGGTTATTTCGCAGTTTGGGCAGTTCCACATATCGTAAACAAGGTGTCCATCTGCATATCCATCACCCCATAAATGCGGTTTCTTCGGGTTCAGCAGCCCCAGTGCTTCAGCACCCATCATGCGGGCTTCATTCACAGCTTCTATCACTGCCCTTTTCCCATTGAATCCAGCATGGTATTCGATTTCTGCCAGTGCTTCCATTGTAGTTGATGGGTCAAGGATTCTGATTGCTTCTTCTCTGCTAATCATGGTGTTCACCTACCTTAAACTTATTTCATACAGGCATACGCCTAATGCAGTCAATGTTCCAATTAACGCATACCCTAATAGGATAATTCGCCAGTCACTTCTCATGCCGTCCACCTCGCTTAACTATGGCAATGGCTTCATCCAATGCGTGAACTTTGTGTTCGTGTCTATCAGCACAGTAATCCATGCCTTTTGCTTCACATTTAAGCTGATGTCTTGCGTGTAACTTTGCAAGTCCTTCCAGTTCTTCCACCACCTTGTCCACGGAGTATGCGGTGGGCTGGTCATCTACCATATCCATCACCGTCCATATCGTAGCATGGATAAGTGCCCTCATTGAATTTGCAGTTCCTGTAGAATCATCCCACTCTTTCAAGCTGTCAAGTAGTTCGTCAGCATCAATCAATCTCATTCTGTCCACCTCTCAATATTCCGTCCTTTCTGGTTCATACCTGCATATATCGTCATAGATGCACTCCCCGAAAAGGTAGTTCCAGTTCTTGCAGTTATGGCAGTTCATTCTTCCGTCCTTTCCTGTGGGATTTGCCACAATTCAGGGATTGCCCTCATGTCCCTACTTGCATAACACCATGTACCAATCGAACAATCTTCTTTTCCACAACTTTCAAGTCCTGTCTGATTGCAATACTCCTTTATTGTCTTAATGGCTTCTATAGCCTGTGCTGTGGTAATCATTTTGGTTCACCGCAGATTCCAAGGAAATATGGCAGGCTTTCACACCAGTCACAGAA